CACGCGACCGACCTCGTCGCATGGCTCTCCAACGGCAAGCCCCTCCGCGAGTGGTGCCGACAGGAGGGAAAGCCCGAGTGGCGCACGGTTTACGACTGGATGGACAAGGACGAGAACTTCTCCGCACGCATCGCACGCGCACGCGAGGACGGCCACGACGTGATCGCCGACCAGTGCGTGACCCTCGCAGACACGCAGCCCGTTGACCAGGTCGAGGTGGCGTGGCGAAGGCTTCAGGTCGAGACGCGCCTGAAGCTCCTCGCCAAGTGGAACCCCAAGAAGTACGGCGACAGGCAGCAGCTCGAGCATGGCGGCGGGGTCATCCTGAACGTCATCACGGGCGTCCCCGATGCGTAAGACCATCCGCCTCGGCTACGAGCCGCGGGCATGGCAGCGTCGATGCCACCTCGAACGCCGGCGGTTCACGGTCCTTGCCCTACACCGACGCGCCGGCAAGACGGAACTCGCCCTCATGGAGCTCCTGCACCGGGCGGTGAAATGCACCTCGGATCTCGGGTTCTTCGTGTACGTGGCACCGTTCCTGAAGCAGGCCAAGGCCATCGCCTGGGCGCGGCTCAAGCAGAAGCTCGACCCGTTCATCCGCACCGGGTCCGTGGACATCAACGAAGCCGACCTCGCCGTCACGTTCAGGTCGAACAAGGCCACGATCCGCCTGTTCGGCGGCGACAACCCGGACGCCCTGCGCGGCGTGCGCCTTGACGGCTGCGTCATCGACGAGGTCGCACAGATCAAGCCGGAGGTATGGGAGGCCATCATCCAGCCAGCCCTCTCCGACCGTCAGGGGTGGGCGCTCTTCATCGGCACGCCCGCCGGGATCAACCTGTTCAGCGAGCTCTACTACCGCGCCGCAAGCGGCTCTCTCGAGGACTGGTATGCGGCGAAGTACACGGTCTACGACACCGACGCGCTCGCGCCCGACGAGGTCAAGCGCCTCGAGCGCGACATGCCGGAGGCCGCGTTCGCACGCGAGTACCTCTGCGACTTCAGCGCCGCCGGCGACGATCAGCTCATCAGCCTGTCAGACGCCGAGGAGGCCGCACGGCGGCAGTACCCGGACGGCGACATCATCGACCAGCCCCTCATCGTGGGCGTGGACCCGGCCCGGTTCGGGGATGATCGCAGCGTCATCGTCCTGCGCCAGGGGCTACGCATGGAGCCGCCCATCGTCCACCACGGCATCGACAACATGGCGCTCGCCGCAGCCATCGCCAACGTCATCGAGGACCGCGATCCGGACGCCGTGTTCATTGACGCTGGGGCTGGCGCTGGCGTCATCGACCGCCTGCGGCAACTCGGCTACGACGTGACCGAGGTGCAGTTCGGCGGCAAGGCAACCTACGCCAACCTGTTCGTCAACAAGCGAACCGAGATGTGGTGGGCCATACGCGAGTGGATACAGGCGGGCGGTGCGATCCCAAACGACATCACGCTGAAGCAGGAAATCAGCACGCCGATTTACTGGTACGACGCAGCCGGCAAGCGCGTGCTCGAGTCGAAGGACGAGATCAAGAAGCGGCTTCAGGGCGGCGGCAGCCCGGACATGGCCGACGCGCTCTGCCTCACGTTCGCGTACCCGGTCGCCAAGATGCTGCCACGCGAGGTGCGCGAGCGTATTGACACGCGACCGACCGACTACGACCCGTACCAAGAGATCAGTACCCGTAACCGCTAGACGGAGGTCTACAGTCATGGTCAGGCAGGCAACCGAGCAGGACATCGACCAATTGACCGCAATGGCCCGCGATTTCATCGGCTACAGCGCGTACGGCACGATGATCGAGCCGTCCGACGATGACATTCGCACGGGCATTTCGGCCATCGTCCGCTCCGGCGGCATGTTCGTCGCGGAGGTCGAAGGCAAGGTGGTCGGGGCCATCGCGGGCGCAATCGCGCCCATGTGGTTTGCGCCGAGCATCCCGTGCGCCATTGAACTGGCGTGGTGGGTGGACCCAGCGCACCGCATGACGCGCATCCCGTTCCGCCTCATGGCGGCGCTCGAGGGCTGGGCCAAGGACGCTGGTGCGAGATTCCTGTGCATGAGCGAGCTCGTCGTGAACGGCGAGACGCCCATCGCAAGGATGCTTGCACGCATGGGGTACGTCAACACCGAACGTTCGCACGTCAAGGAGCTCTGACATGGCAGCACTTTCGTCCATTCTCGCCGGAATCGCGGCAGGAGCAGCAGCCGCCGGAACCGGGTACGCAATCGTCTCCGGCGAACGCGGCGCAAAGATGCAGCGCGAGGCAATGGGACAGCAGCAGCAGGCGCAGCAGGCCGCAGCAGCATCCGCCCGCAGCCAGCAGCGCAAGTCGCAGCAGGCGATGGCCGCCGCCAACAGGCAGGAACCAGCCGTCGCCGACATCATGGGCCGCGCTGCCGCCGAGATGGGCGGCGGTCCCTCAAGCACCATGCTCACCGGGCCGATGGGCGTGAACCCGCAGGAACTCCAGCTCGGACGAACATCTCTCCTCGGGGGCTAAATGAGCGAGTACACCGGAGACAATCAGTCGTATCCCGGCGCTCCCACGCGGGATCGGCTGTTCACCCGGTGGGGTCAACTCAAGAGCGAGCGTGCGTCCTGGTTCGCTCACTGGCAGGAACTCACCTCCTACATCCTGCCGCGCAACGGGCGCTACTTCCGCCAGGACCGCGACCGCGGCTACCGCCGCCACAACAACATCTACGACTCGACCGGCACCCGCGCCCTGCGCGTCCTCGGCGCGGGCATGATGTCGGGCGCGACCTCGCCGGCACGGCAGTGGTTCCGCCTTGCCACGCCGGACCCGGAGCTGAACTCATACGAGCCCGTCAAGCTCTGGCTCGATGACGTGACCAAGCGCATGCAGCGCGTGTTCCAGAAGTCGAACACCTACAACGCGCTGCACCAGATGTACGAGGAGCTCGGCTGCTTCGGCACCGCCGCGACCGTCCTGCTCCCTGACTACCAGAGCGTGATCCACCACTACCCGCTGACCTGCGGCGAGTACTGCATCTCGACCGACGCGAAGGGCCGCGTCTGCACCCTGTACCGCGAGTTCGAGATGACCGTCTCGCAGGTGGTCAAGGAGTTCGGCCTCGAGAAGTGCAGCGTGTCGGTGCAGAACATGTACCGCACCGGGAACCTTGACCAATGGGTGCCCGTGATCCACGCCATCGAGCCTCGCGCCGACCGCGACATCAAGAAGCGCGACGCCAAGAACATGCCGTGGGGATCGTGGTACTTCGAGGTCGGCGGCGAGGAGGGCGTGTTCCTGCGCGAGAGCGGGTTCCAGTACTTCCCGGCGCTCTGCCCGCGCTGGTCCGTGATCGGCGGCGACATCTACGGCAACAGCCCCGGCATGGAGGCGCTTGGAGACATCAAGCAGCTCCAGCATGAGCAGCTCCGCAAGGCGCAGGCCATCGACTACCAGACCAAGCCGCCGCTCCAGGTTCCGGCGTCCATGAAGAACCGCGACGTGGAGACGCTCCCGGGCGGGGTGTCGTACTACGACGGGCAGTCGAACGGGATCAAGACCGCGTTCGAGGTGAACCTGAACCTCCAGTACCTGCTGAACGACATCATGGACTGCCGCGAGCGCGTGCGCGGGGCGTTCTACGCCGACCTGTTCCTGATGCTCGCCAACATCCCGAACACCCGCATGACCGCCACCGAGGTTGCCGAGCGCCACGAGGAGAAGCTCCTCATGCTCGGCCCGGTGCTCGAGCGCCTGCACAACGAGCTGCTGTCCCCGCTGGTGGACATCACGTTCAACCGCATGGTCGCGTCCGGCGCACTCCCGCCGGCACCGCAGGAATTGCAGGGCATGGACCTGAACGTCGAGTTCGTGTCAATGCTGGCGCAGGCGCAGCGCGCCATCGGCACCAACGCCGTGGACCGATTCGTCGGGAATCTCGGTGCCATCGCCCGCATGAAGCCCGACATCCTCGACAAGTTCGACCAGGACCAGTGGGCCGACGTATACGCCGACATGCTCGGCGTGGACCCGTCGCTCATCATCGCCGACAAGGAAGTCGCGGTCCTGCGCGATGCCCGCAATCAGGCGATGGCTGCGAAGGAACAGGCAGCCGCGCTTCAGCAGACCTCGCAGAGCGTCAAGAACATGGCGCAGGCACCGACTGGTAACCAGAACGCACTCACCGACGTGATGAACATGTTCTCGGGGTACGGGTCGCCCTCGGGCGTCGAAGTCTAAACCAAGGAACCACATGCCATATCTCAAGCAGGGTACGAACTTTCTCTACGACAATACGACTAACGACATCGTCGGCGTCAAGGACGCGGACGGAGGCGAGAATTACTTCCCGATCATGCGGAACGAGCCGACCTACGCCGGCGCAACCGCAGCCGTGTCAATCGTCGCTCCTGCGGCGACTTTCACCACGCTGACCTACGAGGACAGCAGCGGCAGCGTGCGTCTGGTGAGCGCCGGCATTCACAGCCTCACGAATGCTGTCGCGCAGAACAAGCTTGTTCGCGTCACCTGGGCTGGCGGTACTGGCGTCAACGGCCTGTACACGGTCACCGATGTCAGCGCGGCTACTACGAAGATCACCATCAACTACCCGCACGCCGCCGGCCTCGGCACCCCGACCGTGGCGGTTGTTGGCACTGACATCACCCTTGCGTCGGCGACCATCCCGGCGAACGCGATCAAGCTCGGCATGGAACTCGAGATTGACGCGCTATTTGCGATGACGGGAAGCGCAAACAACAAGACCCTCAAGGTCAACATCGGCGATGCTGGATGGTATTCGCAGGCGGTTGCCGGATCGAACGTGAGTTTGTCCGTTGATAAGCAGGCGTGGGCGAACAGTGCCACGACCCTGGTCTCGAACGCCCTCGCGGCCCCCGGACACGGTGCGTCAACTGGCGCGAACGTCACCATGACCCCGACTGGCGGCTTTGGCATCGCGCAGACGTTCGCCATCACCGGGCAGATTGCGACCGCCAACGAGTTCATCACGCTCGAGGCGTGGAATCTCAAGATCACCAGCACGTGACAGTACCCGTAAGCATTAGCCACGGGGATACAGTCCTGCCGTGAGCAATTACGACCCCCTCGACCTGCGGGGCCAGGAGCGCGACAGGGCTGACAAAGAGCTCCGCGAGCGCCTGGAACGGCAGAACGAGGAGGCCGACGTGAAGTGGCTCATGTCCAGCAAGCGAGGCCGTCGCATTGTGTGGCGGCTGCTGGACCAGGCGGGCGTGTTCCGCAGTTCCTTCAATACCAACGCGATGTCGATGGCATTCGCGGAGGGCGGCAGGAACTACGGGCTACGAATGCTCGGCATGGTCCACGCGCTCTGCCCGGAGCAATACCCGGCAATGATGAAGGAACAGGCACACGATGAACGAACCAACGATGATGGAAACGGCTGAAACCAACACCACAGCCGCTCCCGCATCCGATGCTGCCGCAGTTGTCTCGGCGACGGCCGAGAAGCTCTACGGCAGCGAGCAGAAGGCGACCGCGACCCAGGGCCAGCAAGCCGCCGATGCGGCCGCTGCCGGCAAGGCTCCCGAAGCCAACGACGCCAAGGCCGCAGAGGCACCCGCCGATGCCAAGCCGACCGCGCCGGAGACCTACGAGTTCAAGGCACCGGAGGGTCGAACGTTCGACTCCGAGGTCATCGCCGAGTACTCGAAGGTGGCGAAGGAGCTGAACCTGTCGCAGGAAGCCGCGCAGCGCGTCCTTGACACGGTCGGCCCAAAGCTGGCCGAGCGTCAGGCGGCGCAGATCGAGGCCGTCCGCACCGGATGGGCCGACAGCAGCAAGGCCGACAAGGAGTTCGGCGGCGAGCGTCTGTCGGAGAACCTGTCCGTGGCGAAGAAGGCGCTCGATGCGTTCGGAACCACCGAGCTCCGCAGCCTGCTCAACGAGTCCGGCCTCGGGAACCACCCGGAGATCATCCGGTTCATGTTCCGCGCCGGGAAGGCGATCAGCGAGGACAGCATGGTGACGGGCAACAAGGGCGAGGCCAGGCCGGCCGGACCCCGCTCGTTCAACGACCTCGCCGACGCCCTGTACTCCACCAACACCTAACCCCACGAAGGGAATAACACAATGGCAGTTCTTTCCAGCACCAACCTGACGCTCGCCGACTGGGCGAAGCGCACCGATCCCGAGGGCCGCGTCCCGGTCATCGCGGAGCTCCTCTCGCAGTCGAACGAGATCCTCGAGGACTGCGTGTTCAAGGAGGGCAACCTGCCCACCGGCGAGCGCGTCGTGATCCGCACCGGACTTCCGGCCGTGTACTGGCGCGCCCTCAACCAGGGCATCCCGAACAGCAAGTCGCAGACTGCCCAGGTCGATGAAGCCTGCGGCATCCTCGAGGCTCGCAGCGAGGTCGATAAGGATCTCGCCATGCTGAACGGCAACACCGCTCAGTTCCGCCTGTCCGAAGACGTGGCCTTCCTCGAGGCCATGAACCAGACGCAGGCGGTCACGATGTTCTATGGCAACCCCGCCATCGAGCCGAAGTCGTTCCTCGGCCTCGCTGCCCGTTACTCGGCGACCCCTGGCTCGTCGGGCGTCGGCCAGAACATCATCGAAGGCGGCGGCACCAGCACCGACAACACTTCGGTGTACCTCGTTGTTTGGGGCGACAACACCGTCTACTGCCCGTTCCCGAAGGGTTCGACCGCTGGCCTCATGCACGAGGATCTCGGCGAGCAGACCGTGTATGACGGCAACAACCGTCTTCAGGCTTACGCCACCCGTTACCAGTGGAAGAACGGCCTGGTCGTGAAGGACTGGCGCTACGTTGTCCGTATCGCCAACATCGACGTGAGCGATCTCGTTGGTGCGACCGGAACGCAGGCCAATACCGCTGCTACCGATCTCATCAAGCTCATGGCACGCGCCATGTACCGCATCCCGAACATGTCGATGGGCCGTGCTGCCTTCTACATGAACCGCACTGTCCACAGCGGACTTGCCGTGAAGGCAATGGATCGCAGCCAGAACGTTCTGGCCGTGAACCAGGGTCTGTCGCAGTTCGGTACCCCCTACTCGTGGCTGTCGTTCCTCGGCGTTCCGTGCCGCCGTGTCGATGCCCTCATCAACGCAGAAGCCCGCCTTACCTAATAGGTAAAGCAGAAAGGACACACAATGATTCTTGATAACAACCTTCGCCTCGGCAGCGTCACGCTGACCGCAACCGGAACCTACGACTTTCCCGATGTCGTGGATCTCCGCAACAATACCGCGTACACCGCAACCGCAAGCGGTTCGCTGTACACCGTCGCACAGGGAAACCAGAACGTGGAAATCTCGGAAGGCACGACGCTGTACGTTGTGTTCACTGTGACCACGGCACTGGCCGCTAGCACCGACCCGATCTATCAGGTCGTTCTGGCGGATGACGCTGGCCTTGACACCAACGTCGTGGTGATTGGCGAATACAGCCCTTCGACGGCCATCGCGGTTGGCACGCAGGTCGTGATCCCGATTGGCTCGCAGCTTCTGGCCGCGGCGCAGAAGCGGTATCTCGGCGCGAACGTGGTGACCTCTGCCGGCAGCGGCTCTGGCGTCATCTCTGCCGACATCGTCCTGAACTACCAGGACGGCAGGAATTTCTACGCGTCCGGCTTCACGGTCTCCTGATAGGAGCTATCCATGCCGAAGGTCAAGGCCAAGATTCTCTGCTTCGTGGACAACGGGCTGCGCCAGCCCGGAGACGTGTTCGAGTACAAGGGACCGCGCAACCATCACCTCGAGTACATCGAAGAGGTGGGCGCGGAAACCGAACCGACCGTTTCCGACGCTCCGCCTCGCCGTCTCCGCAAGGGCAAGGTGGCCGAGGCCGCAGGCACGGAGTGAGCTTGTAACGAGTTAGTGAACAGGGAGGGGCGTCGGCGGGAAACCACGGCGCCCCTCCCGTCCTACGGGAGGCTTCCATGGCTTCGGTCGTCGAGATCTGCAACCTTGCGCTCGCGCACCTCGGGGACGATGCCACCGTCGCTAGCATCGACCCGCCGGAGGGATCAGCGCAGGCCGAGCACTGCGCCCGGTTCTACCCGAGCGCACGTGACATGCTCCTCCAGATGCACACGTGGTCGTTCGCATCGCGGCGCGTCAGCCTCGCGCAGGTGACGATGCCGTACACCATGTGGAAGTATTCCTACGCATGCCCCGGTGACATGATGACCGCCGTGGCTGTGCTTCCGCCAGACGCGGAGAACGACTACTCCGTCCGCGCATACCCCGCCGACCGCTACGGCTTCGGATGGACGAACCCGCCAATCACGACCGCCGGCGTGTACGTGCCGCAGGAATACGTGATCGAGACGGACACGCTCGGGAACAAGGTCATCTACACGAATCAAGAGAATGCGCTCCTGCGCTATCAGGCGCTCGTGAGCGATTCGACCAAGTTCGACCCGATGTTCACCATCGCATTGTCGTGGCAGCTCGCGTCATTCCTTGCCGGTCCTGTTGTGAAGGGCGAGGAGGGCGCACGGCAGGCGCAGCGATGCCTTCAGATGGTCGCGATCTACCTCGGACAGGCCCGCATGTCTGACGCCAACCAGCGCGACGTGAAGCCCGGTCACATCACCTCGTGGATTTCTGGACGCTGATATGGCGCTGACCCGCACGTACACACGGTCCTTCGCGGGCGGCGAGGTTTCGCCCGAGATGTGGGGGCGGATCGATGACGTGAAGTTCCAGACGGGCGCGGCGAAGTTGCTCAACTTCATCGCGCTGCCGCAGGGGCCGGCAGAGAACCGACCCGGCACGGCGTTCGTGCGCGAGGTCAAGGACAGCACGAAGCGCACGCGCCTGCTTCCGTTCACGTTCAGCACCACGCAGACGCTGGTGCTTGAGCTTGGCGCGGGGTACTTTCGGTTCCACACGCAGGGCGCGACGCTTGGGCCTGGTACGCCAGCGGCATACAACGGAGCGACACCGTACACGGTCGGCGCTCTCGTCTCGTCTGGCGGAGTGAACTACTACTGCATCGCTGCAACCACGGGCAACGCGCCTCCGAACGCGACATACTGGTATCCGCTTCCGGCAGGGATCTACGAGATCCCGAATCCATACGCCGAGGCCGACCTGTTCGACATCCACTACGTGCAGTCTGCCGACGTGCTGACGCTCGTACACCCGAACTACGCACCGCGTGAGCTGCGCCGGCTGGGGGCGACCACGTGGACTCTCACGACGATTTCTTTCTCCTCAAGCGTGTCAACTCCCACTGGGTTGACGGCCACGGCAAACCGCGGCGAGTCGATCAACATCACGGCGTTCACGGCTGCCAACCCTGGCGTGGCGACTACCGTCGGGAACCACGGATTGAGCATCGGCGACCCTGTCTACGTGGATGGCGGCACGTGGAACACTGGCACGTTCACGGATGGTTTCTACACGGTCAACTCAACGCCTGCGCTGAATACGCTGTCGCTCAGGGGCTACGACACTGGCGTCCCGTTGGACACCACCGCGCTGGTGTCGTGGACGAGCGGCGGGTTCGTGCAGTTCGGTGACAAGGCGCTTGACTTCGACAGTTACTACGTCGTGACCGCACTCGCGGCTGACGGTATCGACGAGAGCGCACCAAGCTCGTCGGCAAACGTCATCAACAACCTCAACGCGCAGGGTTCGAGCAACACGATTTCGTGGTCGGCCGTAACTGGCGCTTCTCGCTACAACATCTACAAGCGTCAGAACGGACTGTATGGTCTGATCGGTCAGAGCGACACCACGTCGTTTAGGGACAACAACATCGCTCCGGATCTCGGCATCACGCCGCCGATTCTTGAGGTGGTGTTCAATTCAAGCGGTAATTACCCGGGCGCGGTCAGTTACTTTGAGCAGCGCCGCGTGTTTGCTGGCACGACCAACTCTCCGCAGACGCTATGGATGACGCGCACTGGCACTGAGAGCGACATGTCCTTTCACATCCCGTTGCAGGACACAGACCGGATCAACTTCCGCGTCGCCGCACGGGAAGCCAACACGATCCGCCACCTTGTCCCGCTGACACAGCTGCTCGCGCTGACGAGCGCCGCCGAGTGGCGCGTCAGCCCTGTGAACAGCGACGTGATCTCGCCGACCACCATCTCGGTGCGTCCGCAGTCATACGTCGGTGCCAACAACGTGCAGCCGTCCATCGTCAACAACACGGTGGTCTACTGCTCGGCCCGCGACGGCCATGTGCGCGAGCTCGGGTACTCCTGGCAGGCGAGCGGGTTCGTGACGGGAGACCTAGCGCTACGTGCCACGCACCTGTTCGACAATTTCGACATCACGGACATGTGCTACAGCAAGGCTCCGCAGCCGCTGCTGTGGTTCATCTCGAGCACGGGAAGCATGCTCGGACTGACGTACATCCCCGAGCAGCAGATCGCGGCATGGCACCAGCACGAAACGGACGGCGACTTTGAGTCGTGCGCGGCCGTGGCAGAAGGCTCCGAGGACCGCCTGTACGTCATCGTCAAGCGGACCATCGGCGGGGTGACGAAGCGATACGTGGAGCGGTTCGCAAGCCGGCAGGTCGGCGAGTTGAAGGACTGCTTCTTCGTGGACAGCGGCCTGACCTACAACGGAACGAACACGACTGCCACCACGGTCACGGTAACGGGCGGCACGACCTGGGGTCCGGCCGACGTGCTGACGATCACGGCGAGCAGCGCGATCTTCCAGTTCCCGGCGACCACCGACGTGGGCGACGCCATCGTCCTGACCGATGCCAACGGAAACACCTATCGCCTGACGATCCTGTCCACGACCTCCACGACGGTCGCTACGGCCCGAACGGACCTCATCCTGCCTGTGGCCCTGCGCGGGGTGGCGACGGCTGTGTGGGCGTTTGCACGCGACACGGTGGCCGGCCTGACGCACCTCGAGGGCAAGACGGTCAGCATCCTTGCGGACGGTGCCGTGATGCCGCAGGTCACGGTGACAGGCGGCGTGGCCGTCCTCCAACGCCCGAGCACGGTCGTGCACGTTGGGCTGCCATACGTCAGCGACCTTGAGACGCTGCCGATGGTGATCCAGATGGAGGCTTTCGGGCAGGGCCGCGCCAAGAACGTCAACGAGGCGTTCCTGCGCGTCTACCGCTCGAGCGGCATCTTCGTCGGCCCGGACGCGGACAACCTGGTCGAGGCCAAGCAGCGCACCACGGAGCCCTATGGTTCGCCGCCGGGGCTCAAGACTGACGAGATCGGCGTGAAGCTCACGCCCACGTGGCGGCAGGCGGGGCGCATCTACGTCCGTCAGTCCGATCCCCTTCCCCTGACCATCGTCGGGCTGACCCTCGAAGTGAGCATCGGAGGCTGACATGGCAGTCGTACAAGTACCGTTCTCCACCAGCCCGACCGGGCCGACCCTGATCGGCGGGCAGTCCTATGCCGTTCCCGGCGTGCCTTCCGGGCCGGGATTCGCCTCGCAGTTCGCGGAAGCCATGACGGTCGCCGGACCCATCGCCGGCATCTTCGGGTCGATCACGGGTGCCATCGGCTCGTTCTACGCGGCGCAGAGCCAGCAGAACCAGCTCAAGATGCAGGCCCAGAACCAGCGGTTCGCGGCCGAGATGGGGCGGATCAACCAGCGTGCCGCAGAGTTCACGGCAGGGCAGATCGGGCGCGAGGGCGCGGAGCGGTTCGGGCAGTACTCCATGCGGGCAGGACAAGCGCGTGCGAGCGCACAGGCCGCCCTAGCAGCCCGTGGGGCCGTCCTCGGCGCGGGCAGCGCCAAGGAGATTATCGGCAGCATGGACCTGATGAAGGAGATCGACCGCCTCAACATCAACGCCGCGACCGTGCGCGAGCAGGAGGCGGCCCGCCTGCGGGCGTTCAACATCGGGGTGGGGGCCACGATGGCCGACATCTCCGCGCAGAACCTTCAGGCGACCGCCGGCACGATCTACCCCGGACTGGCGCTCGGGACGAGCCTTCTCGGCAGCGCCACCGACATCGCCACCACCTGGGCACGGAACCGCCGCATCGAGGAACTTCTCGAAGGCGTTGCCACGCAGAGGATCTGACCCATGCCGACCGTACCGACAACCTTCGTGCCGCAGGTCGCCCCGCAGGGAGCCGGACCCATCGGCGACTTCGCAGCCCCGGGCATCCAGCCCGCCGAGAACCTCGCAGGACCGCAGGTCGCACGGTTCGGGCAGCAGCTCACCCAGACGGGCATGGCGGCCTACAGGCTCGGCTCGGCCATCCAGGACGGCATCGACGAGGCCAAGACCAAGGAAGCCGACGTGGCGGCCGGCAGGGCCATGCAGGCTGTGTCCGACAAGTACATGGCGATGATCGGCAAGGACGCCGAGGTGAACTACGGGGCCATGCAGGCCGAGCTGTCGCAGGCCGGACAGTCGGCGATGGGGATGCTCGACAACGACGTGCAGCGGCGGATGCTCTCCCCGATCCTAGCGCGGAACATGGGGATCTTCGAGAGCCGCATGGGCCAGCACCGGGTGCAGCAGCTCCGGGTCTACCAGACGAACGAGTCCAAGGCACGTTCCGACGTATACGTCGATGCATCCGTATCGGCGTTCGGGCAGATCGGCAGGGAGGGAGCGGCAGCAAACGAGGTCATGGCGATCCAGTTCGAGGCCAACAAGGGCATCGCGCTGGAGGAGGCCCGCAAGGCCGCAAGGCTCGTCGGCATCCCGGACGGCTCCGCGCAGATGAAGCTGATCGAGCGGGACGTGAACGACCGCATCGCGTCCGGCATCGTTGACCAGCTCGTCGCATCGAGGGAGTACGGCAAGGCCGAGGAGTACGTGTCAGGCCAGGCAGACGCCATCGGATCGTCCATGCGCGAGACGCTGTCCGGGCGCATCGAGTCCAACAGGAAGTCCGTGGTCATCGAGGAGCTCACGGCGAACATCACCGCGTTCGGTCGCCCGGAGGCGAAGAGCGACCCCGGTACATACCCCGTCAGCGAGGACGCCGAGGCAAAGCCGCCGCAGACGCTGCGCGAGGCGCTGCTCGTCGCCGACTCCATCGAAGACCCGCTGACCCGCAAGGCCGTCCGCGCAAACCTCGAGAGCAGTTACGCACGCCGCGAGGCGCTGGTCGAGGCGGAATACCAGAAGCTGAACGAGGACGTCGCCAACGTGTTCGCTGTCGAGGGCCGCGTCCCGCCGGCGATGCTGGCGCAGCTCGAGCCGAAGGACCAGGACAAGTGGCTGACGCTCACGACGGAGAAGGACGAGCAGCACACGATGATGGTCATCGCCGACAATCCGGGCGTATTGACCAAGCAGTACGTGGTCGATGCGTTCAAGAACAGGAAGATCAGCCCGGCGACGTACACGAAGCTGATGTCGGATCTGAACAAGCCGGACGCGCCGCAGCGTCTGTTCGAGGCGACCGTGGACGCGAACATGCTGAACACGACCCTGTACGACAACGGGTTCGCCGACCTCGTTGATCCGGCAAGGGGCTCGCCCGCGGTGGAGAAGAAGATCAGGTTGCAGAACGCCGTGAGCCTGCGCGTGGAGGCAGAGCAGAACAAGCTCGGCCGCAAGATGTCCGACAAGGAGAAGCAGGGCATCATCGACCGTGCGATCATCGAGATGGGAACGTCCGTGCAGAAGGATTCGTGGCTTTGGTTCGATACGACCGAGCAGCTTCCCATCGCCATGATGACCCCGGCGCAGCGTGCCGGCGTGACGAACAGGTTCCTCCAGATCGGTGACACCAAGATCCCCGGCGGCGTGTACGAGGCGATCTATGCCGACCTCGCGAGCACGGGTCGCGTCCCGACCGCGAAGCAGGTGCTCGAGTACTACGAAAGAACGAGGAAGCCAGAGTGATCGAAGGCGACATCGAGGAACGCATGGCAGGATTCGCCCCGTCGCAGCGGACGGGTCCGAGCGACCTCGCACGCGAGATCATGTCGCAGCAGGTCGCTGGCCCGTCGATGGAGCCGACCGTGCCGGAGCCGTCTCCGCTTGCGCGGGAGATCATGTCCCGCGACAACGACGCGCTGATGTCATCCATGATGGGAGCCGTGGACGTGAACCCGGACGAGGCCGCGAAGGCGAGCAGGATCGGGTCGCAGCTCGGCGTTGGCCAGGACATCGCGCTCCGCAACATGCCGGAGATGGAGCATCGCGCAAGGATGATGCAGCTGCGGCAGATGCAGATCCAGCA